TAGATAATCTTATACTTGAGGGTGGTATTGAGTTTGCAGGAATTGATCCAGAAAGTGGAGAAATGCTGTACTCCCTTACACCTAAAATAAGAGATTTAATGCCAGACTTATACGAAGAACATATAAACTTCATCAATGCTGATCTAATGTCTCTTTGGCAAAAAGGTTTTGTAGATATAGACTTCTTCAGCGATGACCCACTAATAAATATAAATGATAAATATTATGATGAAAATGAGGTTGCAAAGCTTTCCAAAGAAGAAAGATGGTCTTTGAGGGAGCTCAAGAGAGCCATAGACTCTCAATAAGTCTGATATAATCAGAGTGTAAACAGGAGGTTAATTATGTCAGACAAGGATGCAAAAGCCATTCAATCATCAGCTACCCCTGAAAACCCATCAGATTTTATTAATCCTGAAGCTGGTATGAAGAAGCCTGCAACAATGCCAAAAAGAAGAAGAAAAAAGAAGACTGAAAACAAAGCAGTTGATCCATCAATGATGATGCAGGAAGTTATTAAAGAAGGTGACTTTGTAATGGGCATGACATCAGAAGGAATGGTTCATGGCATGGTAGAGCACATTATGATTGAGGGTGGAGTATACGGAGTTCCTGGAACAGAGTATGCAATTCAATCTATGCCTCCAGAAAATCCAGCTATGGCTGTTAGAATTTATGAAGAAGAAGATGGCAAGTGGGAACCAACAGCATATAGTATTGGAATGATGTACAAGGATGCTGAAATTATTGATATAAACAATCATAGCATGGAAGATGATGAAGAAGACTATGATTCTGAAGTTGCTATGGCAATGTATGATTCATCAATTGGCAAATCAGAAGATTATTATTCAGATGACGAAGAGATGGATAAGTGGGATAATATTACAAAAGCATGTTGGGTTGGATATACTCAACAAGGTATGAAAGAAAAAGATGGTCGCATGGTTCCTAACTGTGTTCCTGTTAAAAAGTCAAATGAAATGGAAGATGAAATGGAAAAAGCTAAGAAGCCTAATTATGGAGAAATGATCAAGCCAAGAAGTGGTGGATCAAAACCAACAAATCCTAGACTTTATGCAACAGTTGTCCAAGCAGCAAAGGATAGGTTTGACGTTTATCCTTCTGCCGTTGCAAATGCTTGGGTTGTGCAAGAATACAAACGTCGTGGTGGAACCTATAGTTCTGAAAAGTCAATTAGCTTAGATCTTTGGAGTGGGCAGTTTGATCCAAGAAAGTTTAATAAATAATGGCTGATACATATAAACCAAATGATGGCATGAAAGCTGCAGCACGTCGTGCTTTGAAGTGGAAAGAAGATGGAAAGGCAACAGGTGCTGGAACTCCAGTAGGTTGGGGAAGAGCAAGCGATATAGTTGCAGGAAGATCAATGTCTCTTGATACTGTTAAGAGAATGTATTCATTTTTTTCTCGTCATGAAGTAGATAAAAAAGGTAAAGGCTTTTTTGATGGACCAGAATTTCCATCTAACGGAAGAATTATGTGGGATGCTTGGGGTGGCGATGCAGGATTTTCTTGGAGCCGTGCCATTGTTGAAAGAGAAAAAAAGTTTTGGCAGGGCAGCCCGTTTAATTTTAAGGGGTAAAAATGATACTAGCCTTATCTATTGGCTTGACATTGATAACCTTTTGCTCTATACTTTTAATAGTAGTAAAAAAGCGTAAAAAGTATTTTGCTAAACTTGTTTATACTCAAAGTAGTATTCATCAAATAGTAAAAAGTTTTTTACCAAAAGATCTTTTTGAAGTACCAAAAATGCTTTCTCAATCAAGAAAGCATGTTCGTAACAATACGGTAAAGGTGCTGATAATAGAGGGTAGTGCATACTGGGTACATAACAATATGTTCTATGTGGCAGATGCAGTAAATGGGGAAGTAGACTCAGAAACTGTTAGGCCAGTTGACACAAACAATATGTCAAAGCGAGATATTGATAAGATGCTATTCATACTGGATAGCTTAAAGAATGGAAATTCTGATGATAGTAGCAGTACATGGAACGGCTGACTTTAATAATTACCAAGTCTTTCTTCGTGCCATGAGTGTTGCTCTTTCTGGGATGCAAGATGGAGACAAAGAGTTTACAGTTTATTCTGCTGGGCCAGCTTCAATAAACTCTTTTGTTTCTGAGTTTTGCAATCTATCAGAAAGAGGCATGAAATCTCGTGGAAGAAAAATTAGGTTCTATAAAGTTCCTGCTTCCTGGGTTGAAGAAAACATATCTAGCGTAAACTATCTTGCATTTTTGGGTAAGCCAAAGCAGGCTGTATCAAGACTTGTTACAACTGCAGAAAAAAATAATATTGAAGTCGGAATTTTTAGATACTAAGGGGTAAAAAAATGATTGTAAAAGATTTAAAGACAATGGAACAGATTGTAGCAAAGAACTACAACTTACATTGGGATGGTTGGACAGTTGTAGAAACTAAGCAGTCTGATGTTGCCAAGACTGCTGTTAATGGAATTCGTCGTAATGGTAAATGGTTTTTGGCAAAGACATTTGTACCTGATCGTAATGGCTGGGATATTCCAAATAGATATAAGGAATAAAAATGAAGCAACACTTATGGAAAGATGAAGGTGCTTGCCTAGGATCAGATACAAACTTATTTTTTGATAAGTATGAAGATGATGAGCTTATGAGACCAATCATAGATAATCTATGCCAGTCATGCCCAGTTCAAAAGATATGTTTTGCTAACGGTGTATCTAGTAAAGAGTGGGGTGTATGGGGTGGTATATACTTAGAGAATGGTGAAATATCACGGGAGTTCAGTAGACACAGGACAAAAGAAAAATGGGGTGAGATGTGGAAATCTCTAACAATGGAGAAGATGTAACTAGCTTTGAATCAATGTGTGCCATCCTTGGTGAACTTTGGATGGACTATAAGTCTGATAAATATTTTAAAGATTTTATTGAGTACAATGATATTGGTTTGCCAATTGCATTTTTAGTTGATAACGAATTAGTTGAACCAACAGTCCTAGCAAAGCAGTATGTTTATGAAACATGGGATATTTTTCTTGCAGCATTAGAAATAAAAGAAGATCTTGGCTGGGAATCTTTAGAAGATTTATTTCACTATGTAGATAAGAAAGATAACAGATAATGTATACAGATTCAATGCGTAGAGCGTTTCATGCTATACAAGCACCTAAAGGTTTTTCTGTTCAACTTATTGACAATGAGCACTTTCTTACTATAAAATTAGATGAAAAACAATTTATTCATTTAACGCATGATGAAAAAATAGCAGCATTACAGTATGTTGTTCAGCTAAAACATGGATTAGAGATGGAAGGCGCAATTGTGCTAGTAACAAGAGAGGCATTGGTATAATATATATTATGGAAATTATAATCATACTTGGATCTTTGCTTTTTATTTCATTATCTGCCCTACTAATATTATATGTTAAGGTCAGAGCATTAAAAAATAATGTAAAAAAGCTTTCTGTAGCATATTTAAAAATTGAAAATTTAATGTCATCTCAAACTAAACTAGACAATGATGCTCATCAAGAAAGTTTTATTAAGTTTCTTTCTGATTCTCGTGACTCAGCATTTGATTATATTGAAGAAGTTCAGTCTGGTCTAAGTGATTTTGTATTAGAAGTTGACCCACTTATTAGTTATTTTGATGAGTACGGTGACATAATGGGCATGATTCCTAACTATGATGGCATGAAAAAAATATCTATTGAATTTAAAAAATTAAAAAAATTATTACCAGGAAAATAAAAATGAAAATATATTGGTTTCAAAGAACACCTACCTTTAATTTTAAAGAGCTATCTGAGCGATTAGAGATTTCTGGTTTTACGGGAATTCTTTTCCCATATTCTTCAAGTGGTCCTGACTATTTTATAGATATAGCTCATTCTATAGACACAAAATTAAAGATAAAGTACATGGTTGCAGCAAGGCCTTATGCTATTACTCCACAGCAATTGGTGAAAATAAAAGCATCAATGGATAAAATATCTAGAAATAGAATACTTATTAATTTTGTAACAGGAGCGATACCTGATGAAGAAAAAACTATTAGTACGATTGTGGGAGATATCAATGATTTATCTTCAAATATAGAAAGATTAAACTATATGGAACAATACTTAATAAAATTAAAAGAAATAAAAGACATTCTTCCTCAATTTTATGTATCTTGCACAAATAAGTTTATATTTGAAGCAGTCAAAGACAACAAGGTTATAGTACCCTATTCATGGTATAAAACAAAAAATCTTGATCTACAGCCACAAAAGTCTATGGTATATGTTCTTGCAGCAATTAGAAAAAATAAAAAGGAACTGGATAGTTTAGATAGGGCTAATTTCTTGCAAGATACAGAGTTCTTCACAGAAAATGAATTTAAAGATTTTGTTTTATCTTTAAAGCAAGATAATTTTGATGGAATCTTAATATCAAATAATGTTACTGACCTTGAAACAGACATTATATTAAAAGTAATAGAAGAAATTAAAGAAGAAAGTGTGAGATAATTTAATATGGAATTTTATTATTTTGGTGGCTATTTTGAGGAAGGGTTTATATCTAGACTAGAAGATAGTGGATTTAGTGGTGTAATGTTTACACATGACTTATCACAAGGTGATATGTTTACAAAAGTTGCAAGGGATATAAAATCTACAGAAAAAATTAAATACTTGGTTGCAATAAGGCCATACACAATTTCACCACAATACCTTTGTATAATTAACAAATCTATTAACTCAATAATGAAACAAAGACTACAAATAAATTTAATTTCTGGATATCCAAAAGAAAATGAAATAGATTTTGGTGGAATATTAGGAAATGTTAATGACTTATCAAGCAAGGTTGATAGATCAAAATATCTTGTTGATTATGTAAACACCTTAAATACAATGCCAGGAAATCAGGATTACATTAATAAATTAGATTTTTATGTATCAACAACAAATCAGTATGTATTAGAAGCAGCACAGATATATAAAAATAAAATAATTTTACCTTACAGATCCTATATAAATCAACACTGGTCTGTAGACAATAATAACCCTGATCAATTATTATCAAATAAAATAAATCTAAAAGATACAGATGCTATGATAGCAATGACCCCAGTATTTAGAAAAACAGAAGCAGAGCTAAGCCTTTTAGATGGATATGTTATAAAACCAGCATGGCGTAAAGGAGAGTTAGAGCATTCAGTAACTGATGTTGAATATTTTACCTATGAGCAATTTGATAATTTTGTAGATAAGCTTGAAAAAGATGGAATAAAACAAATATTAATGAATGCTTGGCCACCTGAAGAAAGAGATGTGGTTATAGAAGCTATAAAAGAATATACAAAACAAAAAAAATTAAAACAACTATTATCTATTGAGGAGAAACAATGAAAGATATTATTCTATCAACACTAACAGGTTTTGGATGCGGTGTCGTGTTCGCAGCATTCAAATTGCCAGTACCAGCACCACCAGTTTTTGCGGGAGTCGCAGGAATTATTGGTCTATGGATTGGCTTTACATTACTAACACGAGTTATATCCTAGGAGGAATAAAATGAATACAGAACAACTAAAGGCACTACTAGCATCATATGGTCGCTCAGTACTTGCATCAGGTCTAGCACTCTACATGGCTGGCGTAACAGATCCAAAGGATCTATGGACAGCACTAGTGGCTGCAGTTGCACCCGTTGCAATCAGAGCAATCAACCCTAATGACAAGGCGTTTGGCGTATTGCCAGATGCTAAGGAAGTAGAGAAGGCTCTAAAGACTGCAAAGGCACCTGTAAAGAAGGCTGCTAAGAAGGCAGCACCAAAGAAGTAATTCTTTAGGGAGGGATATGTCTATCTGGCCTATCCCTCTCTTTCTTTTATCCTATGACATATATATATCAAGATAAAATTAAACCAAAGTCTAACACTGCATTAATTATGTGCACGTACATTAGACTTACAAACATGCCTAAATTGTTGCAAAAGATACAATTACAGAATAACAAAGATTTTGATTTTTATATTGTAAATAATGCAGTTGACCAAGATTTTAAGTTAACTGGATACTTTAAAAAGTATGGAGAAAATCTTGGAGTTAACGTCTTTATAAAAAATTATGAAAATAAATATAAACAGTTTGCAAGGTTTTATCTTGCTAAAGAATTGGCAGAACAAGGATATGAAAAGATAATTTTTGTTGATGATGATGAAGTTTTGCCTAATTCTTTTATTCAAGACTGCCACACTCAATATGATGAAAAGTATGTAAAATCTTTCTATGCTCATAAATTTGAAAAAGACTACTGGAAAAAGGTTAGACTAAGACCAAGAGAAATAGGGAACTATGCTGGAACTGGTGGTTTAATCTGTTCGTCTAAGATATTTTTAGAAGATAAACTGTTTCAATGTCCAGAAGAGTATCACATCATTGATGATCTTTGGTTCTCGCATTATATATTAAAGTTTACAGATTACAAGATAACTCTATTAGACACTCAGATTCAATTTATTAAAGATGATAAAGCAACTTTTGTTAATCTTATTGAATT